TTCTCACCTCATGGCTATTGCTCCCAATGCTAGTAGTAGTATTATCATGGGTAATACAAGCCCTAGTATAGAACCATTTAGAGCTAATGCTTATAGACAGGATACTTTATCTGGCGCCTATTTACATAAAAACAAATATCTAGACAGTATAATAAAAGAAAGGGCTAAAGATGAGGTTGATTATCAAAAAATCTGGAGTAACATTATTGCTTCCGATGGATCCGTACAACACCTTAATTTACTCAATGACAGGGAAAAGGACATCTTCAAAACGAGTATGGAAATTGACCAGAGATGGGTTGTGGAACACGCAGCTGACCGACAAAATTACATTGACCAGGCGCAATCCGTTAACCTTTTCTTTCGGCCGGATGTCAACGTAAAATATTTACACGCAACACATTTTATGGCATGGAAAATGGGACTTAAAACTTTATACTATTGTCGATCAGAAAAAATCGGCAAGGCAGATAAAGTTGCAAAAAAGATTGAAAGGGAAGTAATTAAAGAATTAGATATGAAAGCAATCGCAGAAGGCGAAACAAGGACTCAAGCGATCATTTATGGAACTTTAACTTGTGGGTGGTGTCAAAAGGCTAAGAACGAGCTTTCTGAAAGAGGTATCACTTTTGATTTTGTTAATATTAAAGAACTAGGTAAAACAGCGGCTGAAGTAACAGGCAGACCAGTTACAACAGTACCACAAATTTACTTAGAAGGTGAATATATTGGAGGATATAATGAGTTGATGATACATCTCAACCAACAATCAGAACCAGATGAGTGTACCGCTTGTGAAGGATAATTGTACGAGAACATAGAAATACATAAAACTAAATCAGCCTATTGGGTTATAGGTTACATATCTGTTTTTGGTGGACCATTTGGCACAGAAGAACAGGCTCGAAAATATAGGGAGGATTTAATAAAAAAATGGCTTACTCAAGAAAAGTATTAGATCATTATGAAAATCCTAGAAATGTTGGGTCACTTGATAAAAATGATGAAGATGTAGGCACAGGTATGGTCGGTGCACCGGCCTGTGGTGATGTAATGAAATTACAAATAAAAGTAAATGATGATGGTATTATTCAAGATGCGAAATTTAAAACCTATGGTTGTGGTTCAGCCATAGCAAGTAGTAGTTTGCTCACAGAATGGGTAAAAGGTAGTCATATAGACGAAGCTGCTAAATTAAAAAACACAGAGATCGCAAAAGAGTTAGCATTACCACCAGTTAAGATACATTGTTCAATTTTAGCTGAAGATGCAATTAAGGCTGCCGTTGAAGATTATAAGAATAAAAAAGAAGGTGTTAAAGTTAAACTCGAAAAATTAAATTAGGAGTATTATGCAGAACGATTTAAAACATTGTAGATTATCTGATCTAGTTTATAATGATCTTAGTGCAAAAATTAGAAAAGAAATTTGTAAAATGGGTTACGATACAGTTAAGTTTATTGACGTTGATGGTGCTCAGGCCTATGTTTGCAAAAGTGATACTCGAATAACATTTGTTTTTAGAGGCACAGAACCTAAAGAAGCAAGTGATGTAGTTGCAGATTTAAAAGCATGGAAAGAAAAGAGTAGAGTTGCAGGAAGAGTTCATGATGGGTTTTATGGTGAACTCGAAAAGTTATGGGATAAAATATATTTCATAGCTATGAAAAATAGAAATAAAGAATGTACCATAACTGGTCATAGTCTTGGAGCTGCGATGGCAACAATATGTGCAGCTAGACTACAAAAGGTATTTAATACAGAAATAGTTTTATACACTTTTGGGTCACCAAGAGTTGGTAATAAGGAATTTGTAGATAATTTAAATGTCGAACATCACCGGTGGGTAAACAATAATGATGCAGTAACAAAAGTACCCCCAATTTGGTTGTTTTACAAGCACCATGGTATGTTAAATTATTTAAATTACTATGGAAAAGTCCGTGATGGTTATAGTTTCTATCAAAGAATAAAAGATATGTTAAGAGGTAGAATTAGAGCTATCAAAAAATGGCAGTTTTTTAAAGGTGTGTATGATCATAGTATTACAAACTATGAGAAGAAATTACTTAAATTAAAAGGAGGAAGTAAAGTATGAAGGTATTATGTGTTTTATATGACGATCCAAAAAATGGAATGCCTAAAGATTATGCACTAGAAAATTTACCAGTAATTGAGAAATATCCTGATGGTCAAACATTACCATCACCAAAATCTATTGATTTTAATCCTGGTGAATTACTTGGTTGTGTATCAGGCGAATTAGGTCTTAGAGAATTTTTAGAATCAAATGGCCACGAATTGGTCGTTACCTCAGATAAAGATGGTGAGGGTTGTACAGCAGATAAAGAATTAGTTGATGCAGACGTTGTTATATCTCAACCATTCTGGCCATATTATCTCACAAGAGAAAAAATGGAATCAGCACCGAACTTAAAAATGGCGATTACAGCAGGTATAGGTTCAGACCACGTTGACTTGCAGGCCGCCATGGACAATGGTGTGGACGTGATGGAGGTGACATACTGTAATTCAAGGTCAGTTGCAGAACATATTGTAATGATGGTTCTTGCATTGGTCAGAGATTATCATACTCAACATAAGATCGTAAATGAAGGTGGTTGGAACATCGCTGATGCAGTTTCAAGGTCTTATGATTTAGAAGGCATGAAAGTTGGTACAGTTGCAGCTGGTCGTATTGGTTTAGATGCACTAAAGAAACTAAAAGCCTTTGATGTAGAGTTACATTATTTTGATAAGCATAAATTATCTGATGATGTAGAAAAAGAATTAGGTTTAGTTTACCATGATTCAGTAGAGTCATTAGTTTCCACAGTAGATGTTGTTACTATTAATTGCCCATTACATCCTGAAACTGAAAATCTTTTTGATGCAGAATTAATTTCAAAGATGAAAAAAGGTGCATACATAGTAAACACGGCTCGTGGTAAGATTTGTGATAGACAAGCAATTGTTGATGCACTTGAATCAGGTCAATTAGCTGGTTATGCCGGTGATGTTTGGTTCCCACAACCTGCACCAAATGACCATTCTTGGAGAAGTATGCCTCATCATGGTATGACACCTCATACATCAGGAACATCATTAACAGCTCAGGCTAGATATGCAGCTGGTGTGAGAGAGATACTTGAAAAATTATTTGATGGTGAAGATCAAAGAACTGAATACACTATTGTTAGAGATGGTGCGTTAGCCGGAACTGGAAAACACTCTTATACAGAAGGTTCAGCAACAGATGGTTCAGAAGAAGCCGCCGAGTATAAGGCATAACAAAAGGAAAATAGATGTTAAAAGACGAAAGAACATATTATAAACCATTTAATTATCCATGGGCTTATGATGCGTGGTTGAAGCATGAACAATCACATTGGTTGCATACTGAAGTACCAATGAATGAAGATGTAAAAGATTGGAAGAATAAACTTTCTGAAGAAGAAAAAGCTTTTCTCACAAATATTTTTAGATTTTTCACTCAAGGTGATATTGATGTTGCAGGTGGTTATGTAAAGAATTATTTACCACATTTTCCACAACCAGAAGTAAGAATGATGTTAGCTGGTTTTGCAGCTCGTGAAGCATTACATATCGCAGCTTACTCTCATTTAATTGAAACTCTTGGTATGCCTGAATCAACATATTCAGAATTTGCCGACTATGAAGAGATGAGAGCTAAACATGATTATGTAATGGAGTTATCATCTAAGAATGGCACAAAAGAATCAACAGCAACACATATTGCTGTGTTCTCAGCTTTTACTGAAGGTATGCAATTATTTTCGTCATTCATTATGTTATTAAATTTTCCAAGACACGGCAAAATGGTCGGCATGGGTCAGATTGTTACTTGGTCAATTGTTGATGAAACACAACACGCTGAATCAATGATTAAATTATTCAGAACATACATAGAAGAGAACAGAGAAATCTGGAATGATGATCTGAAAGGTAAAATTTATACGATTGCAACAAAGATGGTTGAATTAGAAGATAAATTTATTGACTTAGCTTTTAAAATGGGGCCAATGGATGATCTTAAACCAGAAGATGTAAAGCAATACATACGTTATATCGCAGACCGTAGATTAATTAGTTTAGGTTTAAAAGGTATATTTAAAGTGAAAAGAAATCCATTATTATGGGTCGAAGGTATGATTAATGCACCCACACATACAAACTTTTTTGAAAACAGAGCAACTGATTATGCCAAAGGTGCTATGAAAGGAAAATGGGAAGATGTTTGGGGTAAAGCAGCCTAGTTTTGAAAATCATAGAATATACTTGTGATACTTGCGAATCATCATATACAATAAAATATGACGTAGAAGGAACAGAATCGGATCCGACTTATTGTCCATTCTGTTCCAGCTATATGGATATAGAAGAGGCGGAGATTGGAGATGAATGAGTTGGACTTACAATGGACATGAATTTAATCAAGGAAATGTTGGTAGTTCTTTTGGTTTCGTTTATTGCATACATAATCTTGTAGATAAAAAACGATACATTGGAAAGAAATTCTTTACTAAAGCCGGCTACAAACAAGTAAAAGGCAAAAAAAAGAAAGTTAGAAAACCATCAGACTGGGAAAAGTATTGGGGTTCAAACAATACTCTTATTAATGATGTTAAAAAACATGGAGAAGATAAATTCATTAGAGAAATATTATATATTTGTTCTAATAGATCAGACTGTGCTTACTTAGAATTAAAAGAACAAATAGATCGCCGTGTGCTTGAAAGGGAGGACTATTACAATGATTATATCTATGTCCGTGTAGCTGGTAGGAACATAAGGTTTTTAACTGAAA